AGCTAAAAAGGTGCCTTCAAAGACCTCCAAGATGAACAGAAAAGTCAAGTCAGAGGAGGTCAAGGACTTGCCTATGACCAGTTATAATGGAAAGTTCTTTGTAATAGATCTTGAACTATACAATGCTAATATACTAGTTAGTATTGAACAGGATGCTGAAGATGTAGTCTTAGCTTTGGTAGAACATGGCGTTATACCATCATTAGAAAGCCCTAGTCTTAAAATGTACATGGAGCCTTTTATGGACATGAAGTCTACTAACTTGGCAAGAACCGCTATGTATGAAAATGGTGTGATAGCCGTTAGGCTTACTCACTTTGATGAAAATCATATTGAGGACATGGCCACTCTTGTACATGAACTATCACATGTATGCATGTACACCTTTGAAAGAATAGGTATGCCTCATACTGGAGATACAGATGAAGCCTATGGATACCTTATAGGTTTTTTGATAAAGAAGTTCTTTGAGAATGTGAGATAACCTCTATCTTTATAGTATGGGCAAGACAAACATTGAAAAGACACCACCTAAGGGTGATATTAAATTTGCAATCACTCTTTCAGAGGAGCAAAAGAAAGCTAAAGAACTGATTATCAGTACCCCATACAACTTCTTGATAGGGTATGCAGGTAGCGGTAAGACACTAGTTGCTGTTCAGATTGCACTTGATCTCTACTTTAAGAGGCAGGTAAACAAGATAATTATAACTAGACCTACCGTTTCTACTGAAGATAATGGATTCCTTCCAGGCTCTGAAAAGGAAAAGATGGAACCCTGGTTGGTTCCAATCAAGTCTAACATGAGGAAGGTCTATGATAAACCGGATATCCTTACTAAGATGGAAGAAGAAGGTAATATAGAACTTGTCTCTCTCAGTCACTTTAGAGGCAGAACATTTGAAAATGCTGTTTGCATTATAGATGAGTTTCAGAACTTAACTAAAGCTCAGCTTCAGATGTGTGTAGGTAGACTAGGTAAGAACTCTATTATGATTTTTACAGGTGACATGCAGCAGATTGACCTTAAGATAAAAAGTGAATCAGCTATTCATGATGTTCCTAAAATAGAAAAATCACAGTTTGTAAATAAGATAGTACTTACAGAGAATCATAGACATGAGGCTCTAAATGAAATACTTAAAATGCTGAATGAGTACTGAAATCTACGAACATATTCCTACCTATGAAAATGGAGAGTGGACCTACACAGACTTTGAAAGTAGAAAAGACTTCTATGAATTCTGCAGGGGAATCTTTAAAGAACCCGGGCAATATGAATTTGATGAAGCATCTAAAGTGTTTAATGAACAAGCACGACTGTTTAATAAAAATGGAGTTTATTGCACAGCACCCTCTGGTACTAAAGACTTTATAAACTACTGGGATACAGAAAAGGAAAAGTGCAGAAAAGGAGTAATCTATAAGTCAGGTACCAAGAATTGGTATATTACTAGGGATTACTACATGTGGTTAAACTTCCTACCTATCTTTAACAAGGAGACACAGAGATACGGATTTGCCGATATCAGAGATGCTCAATATCACATGGCTCTATACGAGATGCTTGCTGAGCTAGATTATAAGCATTGTGCTATCCTAAAGAAACGTCAGATAGCCAGTTCCTATTTTCACTGTGGCAAAATGATAAATCAGATATGGTTTGAGGAAGGGGTTACCCTAAAGATGGGAGCTAGTCTTAAGGATTATATCAATGAAAAGGGTAGCTGGAAATTCCTCAATGAGTATGAATCATTTCTAAATAAGCACACTGCTTGGTACAGACCAATGAACCCTAACAAAACAATGTTCTGGCAGCAGAAGATTGAGATTGCAAACTTTGTAGGGGGGCAGAAAAGAAAGACTGAGATAGGTCTTAAAGGTGTGATTCAGGCTATGTCATTTGAGAAAAGCCCCACCACGGGTGTGGGTGGTCCTACTAAGTACTTCTTTCATGAGGAAGCTGGTATTGCTCCTAAGATGAACCAGACCTATGAATACCTAAGACCAGCTCTTAGATCAGGTATGATTACTACAGGTACTTTTATAGCCGCAGGTTCTGTGGGTGATCTTAGTCAGTGTGATCCTCTTAGAAAACTGATAATGAATCCTGAGGCTAATGACATATATGCTGTTCCCTCAGACCTCATAGATGATAAAGGCACAGTTGGAACAACTGGTTTATTTATTCCGGAGCAATGGTCAATGCCACCGTTTGTTGACAAATTTGGAAACTCCCAGGTTAAAGAAGCACTAGAAGCTTTAGATGAGCAGTTTGCTACTTGGAAAAAACAACTTGACCCACAAGAGTATCAGCTTCGTATTTCTCAGCATCCTAGAAATATAAAAGAAGCATTTGATTATAGAACAGTTTCACTGTTTCCAGGGCATTTGGTTGCCGCACAGATGCAAAGGATCGAAGAGAAAGAATATCCTTATGAATTCCTAGATATATACAGAGATGCTAAAGGTGAAATAGAAGTAGAGACAACAAGCAAACTTCCTATTAGAGAATTTCCTATAAGTAAGAATACAGAAGATAAAACTGGAGTTCTAGTTGTATGGGAAAGACCTGAAAAGGATGCTGAATTTGGAACTTACTATGCTTCTGTTGACCCAGTTGGAGAAGGTAAAACAACTACCTCAGAATCACTGTGCTCAATATATATCTATAAAAGACCAGTTGAGGTAACTAGAAATAATGGCTCAGAGATACAAACATTTATTGAAGCTGATAAAATTGTAGCTGCCTGGTGTGGTAGATTTGATGATATCAATAAAACTCACGAGAGACTAGAGCTTATAATTGAGTGGTATAATGCCTGGACAATTGTAGAAAATAACATATCACAGTTTATTAACTACATGATTTATAGGAAAAAGCAGAAGTATCTTGTACCCAGATCACAAATTCTTTTCCTAAAAGATATAGGTGCTAATGCTAATGTTTATCAGGACTACGGCTGGAGAAATACAGGAACCCTGTTCAAAAGCCACATGCTTAGTTATGCCATTGAGTTTTTAAAAGAAGAACTTGATGCTGAAGTTAAGACAGATGGTAGTGTAGTTAGAACAAAATATGGTGTTGAAAGAATTCCAGACCCTATGCTGCTAAAGGAAATGATGGCATACAGAGATGGGGTTAACGTGGATAGACTGGTTAGCTTTGCTGCACTAATTGCTTTTGCTAAAGTTCAGCAGGCAAACAGAGGATATAGGAAAAGATATGAGGAAACCTCAAATGTAAAAAAGTTGGATAACTCCAATAAATTCAGTAAATTAGTTAGGAGCCCGTTCCGTCATATAGGTGGAACCGGTTCTGGCTTTGATGGAATGAGAGTTCCCAAACAACCATTTAGAAATTTAAGATAGTATGCAAATATATAACGCCCTACAAGCTAAGGCAGGTGCTAAGACAGAGTACAACAAAATGGGTACTCTTAATCAGCCTATTCAGTTTTTGCCTAGATCAAAAAAGGATAAGGACTGGGCTGCTTGGTGTCTAGACTGGTTGGAATGGCAAGGACTTAAAATGGTCCGCAGAAATGCCAGGAGATTGATGAAGAATTATAAGCTGGCAAAGGGTCTTATAGACAGGACAGACTATGTGATTGAAGAAGATAATGAGTATGCAGATTTAATTGACACCCTAACAAAAGAGGATGCTTCTGCATTAGAACTTAAGTTCTATCCTATTATCCCTAATGTAATTAATACTCTTACTGCAGAATTTGCCAAAAGATCTACCCGGGTAACCTATTCTGCTGTAGATGAGTATTCATATAATGAAATGCTAGAGCTCAAAAAGTCAGAAGTTGAGCAAGTTTTGCTAAGCGATGCAAAACAAAAAGTAGCAATGAGACTAGTTGAGTTTGGTATGGATCCAAATTCTGAAGAGTTTCAACAAGAAGTTTCTCCTGAAAAACTTAAGAGTTTACCAGAGATTGAAGCCTTTTTTCAAAAGGATTACAGGTCTATGGTGGAGCAATGGGCTGAACATCAACACAGAGTAGATGTGGAAAGATTTGGGATGGATGAGCTAGAGGAAAGAGGGTTTAGAGATTTGCTTATCACAGATAGGGAATTCTGGCATTTTAAGATGATGGAAGATGACTATGAGGTAGAGCTATGGAATCCGGTAATGACCTTCTACCAAAAGTCACCAGATAGAAGATATATATCAGACTCAAACTGGGTTGGTAAATATGATATGATGACTGTAGCTGATGTCATTGACAAGTATGGCTGGTTGATGACTGAGGAGCAGATGGCATCTATAGAACTTATCTATCCTGTAAGATCTGCTGGTTATCCAATCCAGGGTTATCAGAATGACGGTAGCTACTATGATGGGACTAAGTCACATGAGTGGAACACAAATATGCCATCCCTTGGGTACAGACAGTTTACCTCTATGTGGGATAGTGCTGTATATGGTGGTGATATTGTAAACTGGATTATGATGGAGAATGAAGACTACCTAGATATGGGTATGTCTAATCTTCTGCGCGTTACCACTGTATATTGGAAGTCACAACGTAAAGTTGGTCATCTTACTAAAATCACAGAATCTGG